TATTTGATATAATATATAATATAATATAATATATATATAAGAATATATATATAAGAAAAAGTATCTCTAAAGAGATACTCAAAAGAAGACGACCGCTTCGCGTTCGTATGTTGCTATCGCAACGTACAGGCGGGACTTAGTATTAGTAGTTTTTTGCGTCGTATGTCTTTTGAGGCACACAACAATACCCGAAAAGGCGCTTTTCTTGGCGCGTGTCGCGTTTCAGCCTGCGAATTGTATAAATGTATGCTAGCAGAAAAGAAAACGCGACACGCGCCAAATTTTATTGCACGCGCTGCAAGTGTTAAATGTGTGCTTATGTAGTAAGCGTATTGCCGTAAAATCATATCTTTGCAACAAATAGGAAAACGATGGCAATACTTAAGATTTACAATGATATTCAAACAGAAGCGCAAAAGGCAGAGGCGCAGCTTTGGGGAGAAATCGGCGGAGTTTGCTTTAAGGATATTGATGCTTTTTGCGAAAATATCCCTCAAGACGATGCAGCGATAGACCTAAGGATACATTGCGACGGTGGCTCAGTACTCGAGGGGTGGGCAATTTACGACCGCTTGCGAGCAACGGGGAAAACTATTACAGCTACTATAGAGGGAAATGCAGCGTCAATGGCTACTATTATCCTAATGGCAGCGCCGAAAGAGCGGCGATATGCACACGAGTCCGCTCGTATCTGTGTACACAACCCATGGATAAGCCCATACGGGTTGAGCGAAGCTGTTGATGCTGACGAATTGCAGCGAATTAGCGAGGAATTGAGAGCTGAGCAGCAGAAAATGGTGAATTTGTATGTAAACCGTTGCGGGTGTTCCGCCGTGGAAATACAGCAGCTCATGAATGAGGACAAATACATAGACGCAGAAGAGGCAAAAAAATACGGTTTGATAGGCGCTATTATCCCTCATGCAAGTGCTAGCAAGAAAAAAGCCGCTCTGTACACGGCTTGTAAAAATAATCAAAAAATAAACAAAATGGGAAAAAGAAAAGTAGAAGTAGAGCAAAGCTTTGTGGACAAAGTTTTGCGATTTTTCGGCAAAAAGTCTATCACAGAAATCTCTTTTGGTATGGACTTGAACACGGCCGATGGCGATGTGTTGACAATTGAGCGCGAGGAGGGCGAGCCACAAGTCGGCGATGCAGCTTATCCTGATGGCGAATTTATCATGCCAGATGGCTCTACGATCGTCGTAGAGGAGGGCCTCATCACAAGCATCACCGCCTCAAATGGCGAGGCTAATGGCAGCGCTGGTAACACAAGCAAGGCGGGCGATGAGAACGAACGAATCAAGGAACTTGAGGAGGAGGTTGAAAAACTAAAAGAAGAGCTTGAGGGCGCAAAGCAAAACGCGCGATCTGCAAATGATTTACGCATCCTCAATGCCGTAAAAATGGCAGGTGGGGAAAAGGTACTCGCTAAATTAACAAGCTCTTACCGTCCTAGCCAAAGACAGCCGAGCGGCAAACAAGCTCAAAAGCAAGTGCAAGGTACGATGACAAGTTCCATTAGTGAGAGACTTAAGCAAAGAAGAAACAAAAAGTAAGAAGAAAGGAGGGGAAATATGTCAGCAACATTATTTGAAAAATGGGCGAAAAATCCTAGCAATTTAGAAAGCGTAAGAGACGCGATAGAGGCGACCGCCTACGATGACGACACGCTGGATAGCTTTAGCAAATTTGTTAATTTCCAACGTGTAAAAAGCGGTGACCCTGTCGCCGTGATGGGCGAATACGACGAGGTCGGAAAGTCGGGCGCAGGCTGTAATCCTGAGTACACGACAGGCCATATTGCAAATACCTTGAAACGATGGGATTTGGGCGACTGGTCAGTGGCAAAAAAAGAGTGTTACTCATCTGTGCTTGGCACTTTCGCTGAGTATGCTCTACACGAGGGAACACGCGTCGCAGATTTGACAGATACAGAGGTCGGAACACTCTATGCCGAAAAGCTGATTGCGGCTATTCACCGTATGATTTGGCGCATCGGTTGGTTTGGCGATAAAAGCGCAAAGACTACCGATAATGGCGGTGTATTGACGACGGGTACAGACAAGGCAATGTTCGATGTCTGCGACGGCTTGTTTAAGCGTATTTTTACGCAGTGTGCAGCCAATGCCGAGCAATTGACGGCAATTGCAGCCAATGCCGAGAGTACCTATGCAGCGCAAAAGGCAAAGATGCTGGAAAAGGGCGTCGCTACAAGTCTGTTAGAGAGCATAGCAATGGATGCAGACAGCCGCATCACAGCCGATTCTGGCGCTATTGTGCTTGCGACTAAGGCGTACACAGACGCGTTGCATCACGACATCAAGGAAAAGTACTCAATTAACCTCCCGTGGGAGAAAGTGTTTGACGGCTTCGATGTCACGGAGTTTGACGGAATCAAAATTGCGCGCGTCAGCGTGTGGGACAGACTTATCAAGGCTTATGAAAATACGGGTACCGCACTCAACAAACCGTACCGCCTTGTCTATGCAAATCCGCGCAACCTTATGGTCGGCACAAACGCCGATAGCCTTTTGTCAGACCTCGATATTTGGTTCGACCAAAAAGAGCGCATGAATTACTTCTATGCTGCTGGAAAGGCAGACACTCAGCTGCTCGAGGAGACACTCATTCACGCGGCATATTAACATTGAACACGGCCGCCCCTTGTCACAGTTAGGAGCGGCCGTATTATTTTACTACAAAATCAAAAAAAGGAGATATGACAAAATTATGCGAAAGTATTATTAGTCGCGATATAGCTACTGATTGCGATAAGATGGTGGTGCGAGGCCTAGAATCTGACGGTGTGATCATCAATCGAAACGACATCGATTTTGGCGCTACGGTTTTTGACACGACAAACCAGAACATCATTAAGGCGATTGTCTTAAAGTCTGGGAAAACAGGCTATAAAGTTGCGCAACTTGGAAATACACCTTTTACAGGCACACAAAGCACTCTTAATGTAGGCACGTATCGAAACACGTGGACACACAAACTGCCGCTAGCAGTGCTTGAAAACACGCCAGACGCGTGCGCGAATGTGATTGACGGCCTAGCAAACGGCCAATTTGTTGTTATCCTGCGCAATAGGCAAAAGACCGACAAGGCCGAATACCAAATTTACGGCTATGCACAGGGGCTTGTAGCTAGTGAGGGCGCAAACGAAAAGTACTCGGAGAGTACGGACGGAGGCTGGCTCATCACCCTGCAAGAGGTAAATACCCCCAAGTGCGCGCTTTTCCTCTTTGACACTGACGCGAAGACGACAGCAGCAAAGTACGGCTCACTCACGACAGGAGTATGACGTCTGCGGAAGCTCTTGATAAATGCAACGACTTGAAAGCGCGGTTTAACTCCGCGTTTTCAGCCGTTGATAAAGATGCGATAGAGGCAATGTATAGCGAAGTACTCGCGCGGCACTTTACGCCTACGAGCTGCCAGTCGTGCTATCACGATGCACTCTTGGAAATTTATCATCACTTAAAAAAATACGGGAAAATGGCTGAAAAATGCGATTACAGCCTGCGTGCAGGCTTTATTATAAGTTGCCCGAACTTTCGTGCAGGCACAATCTACACAAATGACAACCTCACAAACGAGGTTGCCGCTGAATATTTGGAAATGTTCCCTAACAATGCGGACATGTTTCAAGCCGTGCCAGAAAAGCCAGTTTCAAACGGCGACAATGCACAAAAAAGGACGGAGCGAAAGCGTAACAAATTGTAACGCGTTGAAAATCCCCGTGGCTGATAGGGAAAGGTGGTAAAAACAGAAAACAAGCTCCTACAATGAATGTAAAGACAGCGAAAAAATCTCCGCCCCGTGTGGACGTTAATTATTTAATGCGCTTTAACTTGCAAACGTATGGCGCGGATAATTTGTACCCGCAACATTTGCAGGACATCACAGGCGCGAGCGGTACTGCCGAGCTTTGTCTTAATAGATACTCTAAATTTATTGAGGGATTCGGTTTTGACAACGAAGCATTCGCAAATTACAAACTCAACACTTTTGGCACTACAGGTGACGAGCTTTTGCATGATGTCGCAGAAGACCTCGCGCGCTTTGGCGGCTTTGCCTTGCACGTAAATTACAACGTGCTTTGCGAAATATCTGAGGTATCTTTTGTCCCGTTTGAAAGCTGCCGCCTAGAGGAGGCAGATTCGGTAGGAAATGTTGCACACATTTTACTACACGATGATTGGCGAGGGAATAAGACACGCGCGGGGAAACGGATAACTGTTAATGAAAAAAACATTAAACGGCTGCCCGTCTTTAACCCGAACCCTGATGTAGTAACTGCCGAAGTCTTACAGGCTGGAGGTATTGACAACTACGAGGGGCAAATTTTGTGGTGTTCAAAAGCAGGCAAAAGCGTTTACCCTACGCCTATCTATGATGCGTGTGTGACTGATATTAGCACAGACGAGGGACTCGGGAATATCAAAAATAGGAATGTGCGGAACAATTTTTTAGTGGCATGCATGTTGGTAAGTAAAAAAGGGATTCCGCGCATTGATGAGCACGGCGAAATCGGCGACGATGAGCAAATGATTTCCGATGAGGATTTACTTGCTTTTCAAGGGGACGAGAATAGCAGTAAGATCATGAACGTGACCCTCGAAAACGACGAGGACACTCCGCAGGTCGTGCCTTTTCCCGTAATGAACACGGATAAAGAGTTTTCTATCACGGATCAAAGTGTGATTGAGAGAATTTACGCACAATTCCATCAAGAGCTATTTTTTGCGATACGCATCGGAAAGCTTGGCTTTAGTGGGCAAGTTATGCAAGATGCCTATGAGTACTATGCAGGTGAGGTCACAAACGAGCAGCGATTTATTGAGCGCCGCTTTACCATGCTTTTTAAGCATTGGCGTGACCCCCTCCTAGTAAATGCAAATTTCGAAATACGGCCGTTGAAATATGTAAAAGTAGAGGACAAATTATGATAGATAGGCATTTAATCACAGCACAAGAGTTTTCCAAGCTTGCACGCCCTGTGAGTGTGCATCTAGACGAGGACGAGGTCACGCAATTTATCAGTGAGTGTGAGCATCTGTACATCATCCCCGCTGTTGGCTATGGCAACTTTAAGGCAGCAGTAAGTGACACAACGTGGGGGGGAGAGTTTGACGATACTTTTAAGCCAAACACGGCCATAAATGGCGGCGAGTGGACTCTTGCAAGGCCGCACGCGCGTTGTGAGCTAGTTGGTAAAGAGTTGCAGTACTGTGTAGGGCTAAAAAAGGCGTTGGCGTATTTTGTCTATGCAAAAATGCTTAGAGCGGACGGCGCAATATATAGCCGAGCAGGCTTTATGCAGCATGATGAGCAATACTCGCATCATGTCGATGAGAGTAAAAATAAAAATTACAATGACGTCATGCAGATAGCCGAGCAATACCTCGGGAACTGTTTGCAGTATCTTAAATATCACAGCGTTGACAAAGCGATACAGCCTGTACACGGCACACGCGCTCGCATCCACGCGATAGGTAAATAAATAACACATGGCTAAAACTTTAGAAGAAATCAAAGCGCAAGCGCAACAAATTCGGCGCGCCACGCAAGTAGGGGAAAATACAGCAGAGCGTGTCGGTGGGACGCTAGAGGATGTTATCGACAAGATGCAGGACTTTAACAGTAAAAAAAGCCTTGCTCAGCATGTCGCGAAAATGTCTGAGGTGGGAAAACTAGGGTGCGGAATAAACAGTCAAAGCGGCCTAGAGGTAGCAACTCCTGCGATGATGTACACGACGCTGGAAGTATGTAAAGACGATTTAATCGTCGTTGATGCACCTCAAGGACTTGTCGTTTCTGCTGTCTTAAAAAATGCGGCAGGTGAGTTGCGCGAAGTTTTTGCTACGCGCGCAAAAGACACACTCTCACAAAGGTTATCAAGCTCCGCAGTCGTCGTGCCTATATCTGAGGATTGCACTATGTACCTAAATTTGGCTACAAATAATGATAGACCAGCAACAAAAGCAGATTTTGAGGCAACAAAAGTGTATATCTATCAGGAAAATATCACAGATTCGGCATATTCTGGTAAAAATGTAGTTTGGATAGGGACGAGTATTCCAGCAGGTGAGGGAGAGAGAAAATATCCTGAAATCCTTTCGCGGCGGCTAGGCTTTAACTTAAAAAATAAAGCGATTGGCGCAAGCTATTTTAGTAAAGCGAGCATCTCCTCTGATGCTAATGCACCTGTGACATGTCTCTCAATGACAAAAGCGGAAATGACTGCGAAGTGGGGAGCAAAGGCGCAACTTTTTGCTAGTTTTGAGGAAGTTTTTAAGGCTATTGACGCAAATACGGATATTGTTGTATTTGATCACGGCTATAACGACCGTGACGCCATCACAGCAGTAATGAAAGCTGGCGGATTTGAGGCGGATTTGAAAGGGACGCCACAGGGAGAAATACAAAAACAAATCAAAGATGATATTGCTTTATTAGTGCGAGAAATAAAGTCGCGTGCGCCTAGAGTTAAGATTGTGGTATGCGGCTATTTTACCAAGCATCACGACGCGTGGGTCGGCGATAACTCTTTGAGTGGCACTCAATATGTGAGTACAAAATATATATGCGACTGGGCAGCAGAATTGGCCGAATCGTTGTCTGTCGAGTGTTGGCCTGTCTGGCAACTATTGGATGTGCATGATGCAAAGTATGAGCCTATGTCTGGCGTGGTATTTCGCGATTTTTGCCCCGATGATGTGCATCCGCATAGCGAAGCAAGCGGCAAGAGTATTCGGCTGTATGCCGACGCTGTAGAGCGTGCCATGTTAGGAGGGGCAATAGTTACTCCCCTTGCCACGCGCGTTGAGGCCGTAGAATCCGCGCTAGAGAAAAAAATAAGCGGGGTGCGCCTGGATAAGGACTCAACAGGCGTGCAGCTGAGTATTAAGATGCGCGGTGAAGAGTGGCAAGGTTTGCCTAATATAGGACTAGCAAACACGAACACGCCTGGCCTCATGTCCGCAGCGGACAAAGCAAAGCTAGACGGCTTGAGCGCGGATGTGCTAGATAAATATATATTAACGCCCCTACCGAAAGGCTACACGCCTTGCAAATACTTACAGAGCAATGGCGGCTACATTGACACAGGCGTGATGGGGGACGCTCCTCAAAAGCTGCAAGGTACGTTTACCGCTCCAAGTGCTGGCGAATATAGTCTACTTGCCGCACGTAAAGGCGATACGTGGCTATCTCTTGCCTCCGTCGCTGCTGGTAAGTATCAGTACGGGTACGGTGCGCTTGCTCCTATCAAAGACAACGGGGGCGGCGAATCAAATGTTATCGTTGATTTACGCACAGACGCTCAAGCAGGTGAAGTCGATGGCACAAAAGTTAGCGGCACGGCCGCGCAGAATGTTGCTCTCAATTTGCCGCTGTATCTTTTTGCGTGCAATCATGACGGGACGGCTGAGCAGATAGCACCAGCTGCAACACGGCTCACGAGTTGTAAAATATATGTCGCTGGCTTTGCCGCTGGTAGCGAGATTTTCCTCAGCCTAAAGCGCGATTTTGTACCTTGTCTCAACCCCGAAAAAGTCGCTGGCTTGTATGATTTAGTGGAGGGTAAATTTTATACTTCGGTGAACGACAAAGCTTTTACGGCTGTGCCTGTAGATAAAGGAAGCAAAGAGCTGCTGTACAACTGCTATGAGCAAAATTTATTAAGTAGCGTGGCGTCTGTGACAAATAGAGAGTACTCTTTAGCTACTTTTGATATCCCCGCTTATTTGCGTCAATAGCCTTAAAAACTTCCTCAAAACTAGCAAAAAGTTGCGCCTTTGCTCCCCACTTCGCAGTC